ATTTGTGATTCTGTAATGGAAAGTGCACCTTGATGTGCTGTTACATCAGATTCGGTTACAGTATAACTTGTTAAATATGAACTTAAATCTGGTGGAGTATATGTAAACACACCAGATGTGTTATCATACGCTAGTGTACCGTTGCCACTTGCAGTTTCCTGCGTTACGCTCAAACTAATTAGTGCAATACCTCCTGCATTAACTGCTGGTGCCCATCGACTATTTCCGTTATCCCATGCTAGTACTTGTCCGTCAGTCGGAGATGCATTATGAACATCTACTAGGTCTGACAGATTAGCAACTGCAATTCTTGCATCTGCTCTTGCATCAGTGTAATATAAGTTGCTGCCTTCTGTTATATTTCCAGTGTTAAACTCAGTGAAGTTAACTGCAATAGAACCTGAGGCAATACTAATGCCAGTACCGGCACTAAAGTGCGCCCTTACCTGGTCTTCGTTTGGCCCTGTGTAGGTTAATACTTTTGTTATACTGTTCCATATTAGGCTGCCATCGCCGCCTGCGTCAACTACTGAGTTAATTCCTGAACCACCACTCTCTATTGTAGTAACTCTTGTATTTAGATCAGTAAAGTTACCGTCCATTTCTGCATGTGTTAATGCAAAACCTTTTGTATTTCTCAACGTAATGGCCATTTAATTTTCCTCAAAAATAATATTACACTTTTATATATTTATACATTACGGGTCTTCCGTATAACCTGGATTAACGTAGTCTTCTTGCACAAAAGAAAGATCCGACGGTGTATTTTCAGCATATCCTTCGTCAACATATCCTTCGTCAACATAGATATCATCAACTCCTGCAAATGTCAATGGGAAAGATATACCTTTTTTATCATTGATAAACTGTGCGGCTTTAGTCAATGATTGCTGCAACCCTTTTCCATCTGATGGTGTACCAGATCCTTTATTATACCAGGTATTGCATTTTGAGTCAGGAACTAATTTATTCATATTAAGAACTATTGTTCCTGTTGTGTGTTCTGATGCACCAGTTCCAGCGACACCTCTCCTAATTTGTCCTAGTATATTTCCATTCTTGGTCCAATATGTGATTCTTTCCCCATTAATAGATATAACCCCAGGAGTTTTTCCAACTGGAGTTGGAAATTCGGATGCATCTTTTAACTCAATCTCAGTGTCGGTGAAACTTAAATCACGTGCTAATTCTGTTGCTTCTTCTTCTGCAATTCTATAATAATTAACATTTCCATTCATGTCATTGAAAATACTATACGTCGATTCGAAATTGTAAATGTTTTTATTCATTTCTGTTATAATAATTACACTAGTATCAGTAACTGATATCGAGTCTGCAAAATATAATGTTCTTCCTTTTGTTACATAATCGAGATTTGCAATCATTTTGACACCATCAATTGATACAAACAATCTTTCTGCTATCTGTCCGTCCCCGAGCTCATACTCAATGTTAAGTTCTTTTACAACGGAAATTCCGTCAAAATCGCTAATATCAAATGCAATATTATCAAAGCCGCCGATTGTTGTAGATGATAAAAACTGATCCGTACCAACAAATACTCTAGTTTCAAATTGGTAACTATCATGATCACTAAAACTCGTAACTGCTAACAAGTCGCCGCGGGCAGGAACAACTCTAAGTAATTCAATATCATTTGTTGTTTCATTGATGGTGTAATCTGCATTACCTGTGTAGGTTATACTAACTCTTGCACCAACTTCAGGTGGTGTAAACATTGTAACAGTAGGTACTGAGTTGCCAGTTGGTGCTGACACAGTATAATCTTGTACTGGATTTAATTTTACATCATTGACCCATACTCTAACTTGAGAATTTGTTAAACTCGTTATTGTTTTTTCATTGGCTGTGTTTGGCAAACGAAAATCAACAGTTGATCCGTCACCGTTGTAATACGCAGTGTTACTCGGACGCAATCTAGAACCATTAAGTTCTGCAATCACTGTTGTGTCCTTTGGAAGATTATTTCTAATAACTTCATCTAATCTAACCACCACTTGAGAGTCTTCGAGTTGTTCAATTTGAGTATAAACTTTACTAATTGTGTTTTGACTATTTCCGCTTAATAACATATGAATATGATCATTTAGTTGTGGTGTAATCGACAAAACAACGTAGGTTACGTGAGTGTTATTACTGATTATACTATAATCTACTTCTTTACCATTGACTAGTACTAGAGAATTTTTAATTCTACTATTTTCAATTTCAAGTGCAAAAACATTATTAGTACCATCACCAGTAAATGTTTTATTTGCAAGAATGTTTTCTCCAATTTGCGCAATTCTTGTAATAGTTAAAATATCACCATCTGCTATTGGAGTGTCAAATACTATTTCGCCGGTTGTCCAATCAATGCTATATGCTCTATCCTCACTACCTTCATAGTATCCACCTTCTATAGTAAACAATGGAATATTGTTATCAGTTTCAGCAATTTTTCTATATCTCGGTCCTGTTTTACTAGTGTATACCAAGAAGTAATCGCCAACATCGTCTTTACTAAAATTAAATCTGGTTTGTACACCATCGCCTGTATAGTTTGTTACACCAAACTTCGGAGAGTAGCCGGTGCTTCCGCTTAAAAGTTGTGTTGGTAGTGTATGTACAAACATTTCTAGCGTATCGTACACACTTCCTGGTACATGTTCTTCTGGAGCATAACTATGATTAGAATCTAAGAATTTACCGCCGCTGGTAATAATGTCTTCTGGTCTGGTGCCTAGTGCAGTATCAGCAAATCTACTGTAGATGCCTTGGTCATAATTACCAGGAAGTGTTTCGGGAACGCCTTCGACTGTTAATTCAACTGGATCAAATGCACCTATATCAAACCCAACATTATCAAATCCTGGAGTTTCATTAAATCCTACACCAACTACTCTGGCGCCAGGAAATACTGTACCATTAAACAACTGTTCTGGGTCGTTTGCAAGCATACCGTCCTTTGGTGCGTACAGTTTCCATGTCCGATCTAGATGACTGATAACTGAACCTGCTTCTAGTTTGGTTAAATTTGTTGTGGTAAATCCGCTTGTAGCACTTGTATAATCAACGTCAACTGTGTAGAAAACATCGTTGTAAAACACAACTTCGCCTTTATAATATGCAAAATTGTTTTTCCAGTCTAGCACACTCGGCGAATTATTAATTAAACTGCCATCGAGTGTAACTGTAGTTCCACTTACATCAATGGTGTTAATGCCTGCATTAGTTCCTAGTGCACGTATTGCAGATTGCAGTGTGGTTTGATGTAGTCCGCGAACAGTATCTCTACTGTCAAAGAATTGTACACGGCTACGTGTTACTATTTCTTTCCAATTGCTAATATCGTCTTGGAAATTACTAGAACCACTGGTGTGTTCTTGTATTGACTTATAATAGCGTTTTTCAGTCTTGTCATTGTTGATGGTTTCAACTAGTACAATTGTGCTTTGAAGATATGTTGTATCTTTTTGCCATTTTTGTACATCACAAAAATTATTATTATCTCTGTCGTTGTAGAATCTAAAGTTTGGTACATTTAATGCTGGGAATGTTGTGCTATCGTCAATCCAATTGCCATTACTAAAAATATCAAGTACTAGGTCTAATACGCTTGCAGCACCTGCGCTTCGTGTGTCATTTCTTGCAAAAATAGTTTCGTTGCTTAGATCTACTGCTTCGCCGGCTGCATTTTTAAACTCAACTAGATATCCGCTGTTGTGGCTAACACGATCAAATTTAACTGTAGTATCAAAACTACGGATCTTTTTATTAACCAACACTGCACTTAGTTTAGCAGGATTATCGCTTTGCTCTTCTACTGTAACAGTAGGGGTACTAATAAATCCACTGCCCGGATTAGTTACTACAATACTGGTAATTTTATTAGCATTTAACACTGCCTTAGCGGTTGCACCAGAGCCGCCGCCGCCGGATATTTTTATAGTAGGTGNAGTCAGATATGTGCCGCCATCGTTTACAACAATGCTTCCAACTTCTAATTTATAGTTATCTGTCCAATCAGCCCATGGTGCTAGTAACAATTTGTTATTGTCTTCAACTGTGCTTCCAGTTGGGCTTCGATAGGTGTTGCTGTTGAAACTATAATAACTGGGCAAATCAAAATCAGTTGTTTTTAAATCTGCATTGTCGGTGCTGTTGTACTGTAGTACAAATTCACTGATTTTTGTATGATACGGTTTAGTTTCTTCAATATAATTTCTAATAAAGTCTTGGTTATCTTTTTGATAAACTGTAACTTGTTGCAGAGCACGTTGCTGCTGATTTATTTTAATTAAACTAGTTTTAGTTGCAAAATCTAAGGATTTGTTTTTACTCAATGCATATTTTAGCATATGCAGAAACCATTGGTTCTTTTCAATGGCATGTTCGTTAACAAAGAAATCTTCATATACAGCTCTAATAATTTTCTGTATTTCAAGACTTGGGTTGTCGTCGTACAATTGCAATCCAAACCCATCTACGTCAAAATTTAAGTTTAATAATTCTGTTTTATAAATGCTTTGATTAATTTTAAGTGTACTGTTTTCTTCTTGAACGGTTACCCACGAATCATTTTGTTTTTGCACAACCTTAAACAAACCTAACCCGTTGTCTTTAATTTTTACAAATTCGCCTTCGCTAGCAACAACACTGCGTAGATTGTATTCATATTCAACAACCTTGCTAAAGTTTCCCGGTACAACTACATTAGGATCAGTCCAAGTAACACGACTAATGTAGCGTGAGTTTTTATAAACTTGTACTCGTTTCTTAACCCATTCTTTGCTAGTTTGTAGTTCGTAAAGTACCCAACGATTCTTTGTAGTTTCATCATTTTTAACCAACACAAGACGACCAGCCTTGAGAATACCAGTATCTAGATATGTTAGTTCAACATAATTGTTTACTGATTCTGAGTATTCATGTTCTTCTGGCTCTGGTTCACTTGCAAGTATATTATCAATATTCTTACTGTAAACAACTGGTGTTGTTTTCATAAATTCGTTAAAATATTCCACAGCTTGCTTTACTGCATCTTTGCGATCAATAAACATTGTCTGCCTAGGTCTGAAGTCAATGCCATATTTTAGATAACTGTTTAAGTTAATATCAGGAACTAGATTGCCGCTGGTGTCAGCACCTGCTAAACTATCAATGAGTTTTGTAATTAAATCTTCGTTAGCAACACTAGTTACATCACCTTCATTGATCAGTTGATATTCTTGATGAAGTAGATTATTGTTTTTCTGAATATCATAGTCAATTGCTAATACTGTATTGTCTGTTAGTAAATCGTCAACATTGAATAAAGCGAATGTATTTGCTCCGGTAAACGCAATAAACGGTACACCATTTAATGTTGGGTTAGAAATTAGATCTTCAATTTCATATATGCTGTAAATTCTATTTTCAATATTTCTAGGTGCACGAGTTTTCCCTACAACCCAGAAATAATATTTTGTAACAAACTGTTGTGTAGTTTGATTAAATTCNGTAACAATATTAAAATTAGTAGGATTGTAAGGATATGCATCTGGGTTTTCGTCATCAAAATACTCTGACGGAGCAACATCACTTTCTGTCCATTCTGCACAAATAATTCTACTCCCCGGGAACGTAAATCCCCAGTTTGAACTGCTGTACTCTTCGCCGTCATGATTGTATTCTACGTAACGTACTTGACTTAGATCCCACCACACTTTTCCTACATAATCAGTACCCCAAGTTAATGCATTTCTAAGATTTTCGGTATTGCTATAAAATGCAGGGTCGATACTTGTTTGATAGGTAATTTCTTGCAACACACTACTGGTTACTTTACCTTTAATTGGGTCAATGATATCAAGATTAGCTAATCTTTCATTTGTTTTAGAATCGTACAAGAACACACGATTAAACATATCTAAATCAACTTGCGGTTTTTCGTATCTTGTTAGTAGCCATGGCATTTTTTGTGTTGCATTTGTAAATTGATACACTACACCACCTTCGGCTGTACTGTCGTCACTGCCAGGTGCGCCTGCAATAATTGTATTTTTTGTAAATTCAATAGAATTTCCAAATTGATCTAAACTGTCAAGGTTCTCAGTATTTAATGATTCTGCAAAGACAAACTGTCCCGGATTATCGATGTTCAACTCGGGATTGCTTAGGAATTGATATATAAATACTCCTCCAGTTTGTGCTTTAGTAACACTAAATGATGTGCTGTTAGTATCAAATTTTGTTTTATTGTTGTCAAAAGTTTCAACTATAATTGCATCACTACGATCGGCACTAATTGCAATTAAGTCTGCTGTATTGTTTACTTTTACTACTTTACCAAAATTATTGTATGCCTTGTCTTGTGGACTATTAATTATTTGTCTAGCTACATAGACACTAATTCCCATGTCTGCAAAAAAGTCTCCAGTCTCTTGCACAAGATTTAATTTATCTGCATACACTTCACTGTCATTTTCTACAGTAAGAATGTTCCCAACACTTAATGCAGTAACACCTGGAATATTTGCATTGTTTATTTTTGTAACTACATCAGTCAGTGTATCTGCTGCATCAAATGCAACTCTAAAATTGTTAAAGTACATTGCAGATCCTACGCTTACTGTTGGATTTTGTATTGTGCCGATTACTTTGCCAAAGAATTTTCCTTGATTTAAATATCTATATACACGGCCTGCGTCAATTGAGTCAACATCGTAATACGGAGCGCCGACATATAGACTACAATTGCTTGGACACAAATCAATACTGTAACCATATTGTGCACCAGCCTGTGCAGTGTCTCCTGCTGTTACTACTGTAGATTCTAAGAATCTATTAGTTTCTATTGTAACAATACTACCGGCTGCGGGTGTTTCGGTTAACACCCATGTTCTTGCACCAACAAAATTATAATCATTTGTTGTATTACCATCTACCGATATTTGATTTCTTCCTAAATCACTAGGCTCCAGTGACGTTACAAATCTATTTGTTGTGCCATCTGCAACCAAATTTTCGATTGATCTGTTAAACGTGCGTATAGTTCCATCGTTTTCGTCAGGTGCACTAACAATAATTTGAACAGCATCAGTACTAGTTAATACCTTATGTCCAAAGTTAGTTGAAGCAGTTCCAGTTAAAGTAGTAATAAAATCAAAGTAGTTGTTGCGAACTATTGAAATTTCAACTACACCAGGTGCTGTTGTGAATATAATCTCATCGCCAGAAATTGTATATTCCTTAAACGGAATCATTAACTTATTGCCAACAATTACTTTAAGTTCGTATATACTTGTTGGCGTAGTTGCTAGTGTAAATGTTGTAGTAATGCCGTCGCCGACAGTGTTTTCGGCAATAGCAAACAAACCTTCTTCATCAATTTCGATAAATTGGTATACTTGTACTTTGTCTACACCAGGTTGACCAACAAACATCCATTTACCGTCGTTACTTATTGCAATATCATTGCCAAATTTCCCATTAGCATCGTGTCCTGGTGCTGCTAAGGCTTGGTCAACGTAAAAACTGCCAAATTGGTTTCTGCGCAGGATATGCACATAGCCAATATTGCTGTTGCTCAGTGGCGAACCTGCAGCGGCATATATATTTGATCCTGCTTCTAGTACACTACCAAATCCAACAATATCGTTACTTGGACTTAATAATTCACTATCTTCAATTAAAACACCTGTGTTGATATTTCGTTGAAATGCCTGAACTTTGTTTGAAGATTCTGCGCCAATGAGAACATAATTATTTCCGTTGTCGCCTGCTAAACTGTAACCAAAACCGTCGTTTGCAGTTGATTCGCTATCACTTAAACTTTGATCAAATGCAAATACATTTGAGTTTTTGTATACACCCCATCCGTTGTTGGTTGCACTGTCGATGTATAGTTTGTCTTGATTCTTCCACCCTTTTGGAGGAACGTTGTTGTTTGCATCTGACAGTGTATCAAAGTGAACTGTGTGTAAGTTATAAATTACTGCAACCAAGTCTTGGTTGTCAAGAAATCCTCGAGTATAGTTTGGTAAATCTGTTTGCACACTAATACTATTGCTGCCACTTTCGATAACTCTATAGTAACCTGTAAAATCAATTTCGCTTGGATCGCTGCTGGTATGCACTTTAATTAAAATATCATCGCCTGCTTCTAGTCCACTTACTTGTGTTGTAGTAAGAATTGCAATTCCCGATGGATCAGTTGTAATACTACTAATACGTGCAGCATTAACAACTGTTTTGTAAACATTCCAATTATCTTGTTTGTCACTGCCGACCCAGATATACTGATCTTCTCCGATATTGTTATCAATATACGATCCTAATAGATCTAGTGTTGGACTAATATAATCAATTTCTGATTTCTGTGCATAACCTGCACTTGGTAAATTGTTAACACGTTTTTTTCTATCACGCATTGTAAATGCATTTTTATTATATGGCAATGGATGCACTAGAAGATCGTCTGATTTATAACCCAGACGACTTGTTGTTTTGTTATCGTTATTATCTAGCATTTCTATTAACAATGGAGATTTTTGTGTGTTATTATTATTAGGAATTTCTAATCTAATTTCAGTGGTATTGCCAACTCCGCCATAATTGCCACTTTTAATTGCCCACTGTTCAAAAAAGTCTGCTCGACTTTCAAAGTTGTCTAATTTTGCTCTTAACATTTTGTTAAGACTGTTGTTACTGCCTTTTTGTCTAATTAACCCTTGATAAAATTTAACTTGGCTAGTGTCACTGATTCCTAAATCATTTAAATATTCACGCTGAGAAAATCCTATTAATCCTTTTGCTAGTCTATCAGGATCAAGTTCAAGATTAGTTTCATTAAAGTCATAATATGACTTAGGCATGCCTGCCTTGTTAGCAAGGTTTGGTAGTAACTGATCAAATTGACTGTATTCGGTTATTAGCCAATCGTTGCTGTTAAATTTTGTATGGCTAGTTACACTCTTTTTAGCTGTATAGTATTCACCTTTAAAAAGTACAATTTCACCTTTGCTATAGTTTCTACCTGCTTGCCACTGTGGTACATTATCTTCATTGATAATAAATCCTGGTGCTCCAAATGTGCCGTCCCAGGCAGATGTTCTGAATCCACTTATTCTAATTCTATACTGTCTATTACCAGTCTCAGGCTGATAGATAATATCGTTAAATTGTGTTTTGTTTTTAAACACAACTACGTGTTCCCAATCAACAACGTCAATGTCTGCCAGATAAATTGCAGTATCGTTTAGTGTTTCTATACTAAAGTTTCTGCCGTCACGGTTGACAATATAGTTGTTTGGTTCTATAATAGCTTTATTGTTATCGTAAATTCTACTACCGTATGGGCGATTGCTAATACTATCAACTGCACCTCGTACACTTCTAAAGTTTAATGTACTTCCAATTGGACTAAGACTAACACTGATACCCTGATCCCATCCTTGTTGTGACCAGAATATAAATTCTTTTGCAGCAAGTTTCCAATTGTGCACTTCGTTTGAACCTTCAACTCGATTGTCAAATTTAAAGCCTTGGTTTTCGAGAAATCTACCGTATCCTATTAAAAATTCAACTACATTTTCGACACTGTTTAATTCAGATCCGTATGCAAGAACAACATTCTCGTTGGTGCCAGTTGCAGCGACTTCTACTGCGGTATTACCAACTTTAATAACTTGAGTATCACTGTTTTTACTTGCTACATTAACAATAAATGTTGGATCATTTAAATCATATCCACTAACTGTAAATCCGTTAGCACTTCTAGTAACAATAACACCACTGTAAACAACACTTTGCCTAGGACTACTTTTAAAAAGTTTAATATCGTAATCATCATCAGGAATTAAAATGCTACTGTTGATACTATTAGGACTACTCTGTTCAGCAAAGAACTTCAAAAACTTTTTATCTGTATATCCAGATGCTTTATAACTTAAACGCAATTGAATATTTCTAAGTTTATCGCCAATAGCGTCTGTAATATTATAATTTAAACTGTTAGCGTATTCTGCAAGCCATGTTGTGTATCCGTTTGTTCTGGCAATAGTACCGTCAGTATTTAATTCGCCATGTACTTGTTCAATTTTAGTTCTAGTATCGGTACTATTAAACTGCCACTGATTATTTTTAATAACCTGATCGTTTGTATCTCTGTACAATCCAAAATATTCTGCAGGTATTGAAAGTGCTAGTGCAATCTGAACTGCAAAAGGATATTCGCTACTGTGCTTCCATGCTGTTTCTACTGGATTGCCGTCGCCGTACTTCCAGCTGCCATTTACAACATTACTATTATTAACACTTAAACATTCATACGGGCTCAGCAATTCGCCGCTGTCATCAACCGGAATAATGTCGCTTAACCCAGGTCTTTTGTAAACACTATCTATTATAATGTTTCCTGGTTGTGCAATTTTACCTGCTTCAAGATCGTCCCATAATACTTTGTTGCCGCTGGTGTAAGGTGCAGGACCGTATACTTCTTCCCACCAAGTTGGTTTTGTTGTTTGCCCGAGCATTTCCCAAGGTCTTAGGTTAGGTTGTTCTGTATCATAAAAATGATTGTAAATACCTCTCCAGTATGCTGCTGGCATTGATTTACCAGTTAGTTTTTCATCAAATAATCTATAGTTCCAACTAAATTTGTCAAGACTCGAAATTTCAACAGTATCATTGATTTTAACATTGTTTTTGCCTAGCCAGCGACTAAAGTTCTGTGCAATAATATTATCAAACTCTGTTTTGCTATATGCTGTTTCTCTAAATGCACCAGGAATATAACTATCAACATTGATTAAATCTTTATTGTAAATTACTTTAACATTGTTATAAATGCGCTTTTCAAGTTCAAGAATAATATTGTCTCTAAAATCTCCAAGCATTGCAATTTTGCTACCGTCGTGGCCTCTAATTACCTGATGTGTATTGTCTCTATATCCATCAGTAATAATCTCTGGTGAAAATAAAGGATACATTCCAAGTTTACTTGGAGTTGGCGGAATATGAAAGCCATCTGTGCTGGTGTATTCTCTGATTTCTAGTTTATCGTCAATGTTTACTTCCAAGAATCTCATTGAGCTAGTGTCACCAGCAGGTCTAATTTTTAGTGTAATAACTGTTCCGTCAATTGTATAATCTAGATTTTTAACTAATTGGGTACCGTTTAAGAAAACTAATACTGCACGGTTGCTTGGAATTTTATCGTCAAATGTTTGGCTCAGGTAGTAAGTATCAATTTCAGTATTGTTTATTTCATATAAAATTTCATTGTAGTCATTGCCTGCTGGACACATATCGCTATGATAAAACGGGAACATCTCGTTTTTATTTGCAAACATTTCAGTTAACAACTCATCTAAAGATGTATTAGAATTTGTTACATCGGTATAACTTATTTCGCCGAGCATTCTATAAAATTTATTTTTAAATGTTTCGTATTCTCTTTGATTGTAGAGTAAACTTTCGATGAAATTTGATTGAACATCATTTAAGAAAAGGTTTGCTAGATGCGGAGCGCCTGCATTCTGAAGAATAGTGCCGCCATTTAATTTAACATCTTTAAGATCTTTACTGTTGTTTAAACCTTGATAATTTCCGGACAAATTAGGAGTTTTTACAAATGTTTCAACAATGTGATTTCTCATCTGTCCGAGTGTGATTTCTACAATGTCAACATTTTTAGCATTATTCTCAAGGTTACTTGGAATTTCCCAATTATTGTTTTTACTAACTGTACTACTATAAATTTTTACACTAATTTTATCAGTAGATTTTAAATCTTTAACAAAAACTAGTCTGCCTACACCTTGTTCGACTTCAACATCGTATGTAGTTCTGTCTATTGGTGTGTTGTTTTTATAAACAATAAGATGTGTTGGCAAAAGACTTTCTGGAATAATATCTAATTTAAATCTATTGGTTTGAGTTTCAGTTGCAAAAATAGTTTGTGTTTGGTATTGTTTACTCTTTTCAGATGTTTTACTCCATTGATTAATGTACTCAACTGTACCATCGGTGTTGTTTTTTCTTACTCTAAGACCTTTTGTTGTTGCAGTAATTGTATTTTCGTTGCTACTTTCATATACAAAGGTATCGTTATTGATAGAATCGCAGAAAACAATATCACCTACATTGTTAATACTTCTATAGCTTAAAGGAAATCCTAACTCAGTGTCGTTAGCTCCTGTGCCTTTTTTGTATCCAAAAAGTTTTGAGCCAAGGAAATTGCTTGCTTTATATGCTGAAGTATCACCAATAGTAACGTTATCGGCATCGAAAAGATCAAACAATGGTTCCTGATTGTTTGATCTTTTCTGTTGAGTTTGTGTCCATGTTCCTGCCTTGTAGTACCAATTAGTTCCCTGGTATGTAGTTCCTAAGTTACTTAGAATAACATCATTATTTTCAACTGTTGCAATTGCTTCAAGTTGTAACTGTTGGCTGTGTTTGTATCTAGCAATTACAATTTGTCCGTTTGGTATTGCGGTGTTAAACACTAATTCGTTACCATCAACACTGTACTGATATGTTGAATTGGGTACCAAAACACCATTAACTTGCACAGTAAGTTGTATGTTTTCTGCTGCAAATCCTAGATCAAATCGTGTTGTGCTACTATCGCCTGTAAATACAAATTGCTCTAGATTAACGTTGCTATCTACGTTAACCCAATTAATACGATAAATTGTTTTTCTAACTTCTTCGTTTAAATCTGCAGAGAAGATTATAGTTTCTCCATTAACTAAAGGTATACCATCTGAATAATAACTACTAACTATCTGATCACTGATACTAACCGGTAAGCCTTGTACATTAGAAAGTGCGTCAGTTTGTTCTGTGTTAATTGTTGTTACAGATTGTTTGTAATTTTTACCAAAATTAAACAATTGTAAATTTTTATCAAATTCAATAATAGGACGTTTTGCTTTATTATCTTGATCCGAGATAGTTGTGTAATTGTTAAATTTGTTAGACTTATTAATTACACTTTCATGAAACCAGCGGTTTTGTCTACTCCATGCACTACCTTCTTGGCTGCCCCGATTAATAACAATATACTGTTTGTCTTTAGGACTGTTAGAATTTCCATCAAATGAAATAGTATCAAATAAATTACTGTCAAACGGTTCTTCGACTACATCCAACCAACTTTCTGGTGTTTGTAAATTAATAACTGGAACAAGTTGTATCTTAGTTCCTACACCTTCAACATAATATTCATTATCTTCGTAGTGTGCCGGACTTGTAGTGCCTACAAATTTAACTTTCAGGCCATTTTCAAATTCTACTCCGTTTGAACTTGTGTATGTACTACTTTCAAGAATATAATTGACATTAATTTCTGCATCATTGCTCTGGTCCACAATTTCTATTAATCCGTATACTTCAGGATCAATGCTATCTTGGTAATAAAGATAATCCAATTTAGCAGTAATAGGCGGTATTAGTTTAATACTATTATCGTTAGTCCTGTAAGCTTTTCTATTACCGTATTGAATACCTTCACTGATGTTTATTTTTTTGTTTACTAGAATTTCTTCCACTGATGTGAGTTTTAGTTTATTGTTAGAATCAATACTAATTCTAAACCAACCTAGTTTTTCTGTCTCAGTTATTATTGCATTGCTATCTTCAGGATCATTCCAGTGGTTTTCATAATCATATACCACCAGGTTGCTTGTAACAAATCCTACACCACTTGTGAAATCTCTAATAACACGATAAACTGTGTTTGAGTAACTGACTAGATCATCTTCCTTGTAATTAGTATTTGCAGTCCAAGCAACCANGGTCTGAGTTTTACTTCTTGTTTCTAAAAACAGTACTAGTTTTCCATTTAGATTGCGTTGACCATCGATGCCGCCGTAATTTCTTAAAAACATCGTTGCATCTTGGCTTTGAATTTCGTTATAACGTAAATGTCTTTGTTGTTTTGTGCTATATGAAACTAAATTTACACCATTACCTTGTATCGGCATCTGTGTAAAGAAATTTTGTGCATCGTTTTTAGGTACGCTGAACGTAACTGTTCCAACATCTGCACCGTTATTAGTAACACCTAGTACTTCTCTAATATTAAGATTATCCTGCCAACTGTAAGAACTTTTTAATCCCGGTTCTGTTTGAATAAAAAAGCCGTGGCCTTCTTGATTGACATTAAATGTATATGTGCCGCCACGTGCTAATCTTAGTAATGGATTTGATGTTGTTCCGATATTGCTAAAACGATACCCAGTTTCGCCTAGTCGTTTAATACTACCTACACTTGTATCATAATTACTGCCATCAAATCCTTCATTGTCTACACTGCCAGTTACTACACTGTAATTCGATGGCGGAGAAACTGTTATATCTAAATTGTATTCAACTTCTGCGTTGATAATATCAACACTATTTGGACCATTAGGTAACCAATAATAGTTACTATAATTTGTAAACTTGTCAAAATCTATAAAACTAGTATATGTGTATTGATCTGCAGCAAACAATCTACTAGGGTTATCGATATTCCCCCCTAGTGAATCGATTTTGTTAATTAAATCAACATATGTACTAACAAATTTTATTTCGCCATTTTTGTTTTCGTAAACACTACTCGGCTCAAGTTGATAATTTTGTCTATCCGGCCATGCTTCAGTAACATAATTGTCAAATTGATTCAGACTAGGATTAAACTTTCTGCCAATATATCCATCAAGACGCTCAACTTCTGGCTCACTGATAAGTTGGTCAACTGTTGCTCTCAGAAGTTTTTCATTAGTCCTAGTTTGGAAAACACTAGGTAAAAAGTTTGAACTTTTCTTATATCCCATAACCGATCTTTCTTTTAATTACTTGTGTATCCGCCGGACACTACGCTACTTGATGGTGCTTTTAATTGATTGCCTGTGATATTTTTAACTATTTTAATATCGTCGACTGTTGCACTACTGATAAAGATTTCGTTAGGCTCACTGACAATTTGGAACAAATCACCAAATGTTTTTAAACTAGCATTTGGTACAATAACAATACTGCCAATTTCTTGAATCATACTCTTATGAATAAAACTAGAAAGTTCGCTAAAGTAAAATGTGTTTCCAAAATCCCAATTTTCAATGTTAAAGTATTCATTGATATACTTTATAACTTTACTCTTAATCTCACTATTACTTAGCCTTGTTCTTTCTGCTGGTACAACTTTAAAAGTTGCCTGGAATTCAGGTGCAGCTTTGGCTCCAAAAATAATTTTATAATTAGCGGCATTAAATGTAATACTGTCACTGACACTTTTTAATTTGTTAAGTTCGCTGTACGCTACTTCCATTTCAAGTAACGTTGGTTTTTCTGGTTCAATTAATGTACCACTCGAATCATTAATCCAATTTCTATATTCATTATTATATGCTTCAGTTAAAACATACATATCAATAATATTACTTTTACTTGGATCAATTCTGCGGTCGTTTGGAGCATTGTGTCTGTACTGGAATTTTAATTTATCTCTACCAACATAACACTGATAGTTGTCACTAGCTACAATTGTTCTTTTATTGTTAACTAGTGTTAACTCGTAAAAATCTTTATTAACTTCAAATAATGTACCTACCGGATGTGCATATCTACCTTCGAGATTTAAAGTAGCAACATCGGTATATCTTGATACAACTTTATTGCTATCAAAGTAACGATATCTTTCAAAGTTATCATAATCGATATATTTCTCAAAATAAACTTTTTCTTTGCTATCTGCTATAACATCAAACACTTCTGGGTTGTCGGGTATGCCATCGTTGTCTTTGTCACCATGTGTAACTTTAACACGAGTGTCATCTCTATAACCATCAACATATTTTACAGTATCGTAAATTTCCAATACTAATTGATTATCTAATAATGTACTACTGTTAGGAAGAGTATTCCCAGTTAAAATTCTAATCTGATCTTTAACTACTGTAGCATTTCTACTATCATATACTCTTACTTTGCTATCAAAATAAAAGCGAGTTTCGATTTCGCTTCCCCAAAGCAATTCAGTATTTCTATAGGTTGTAGTATATCTTCCACTGCCGACATTTGTCATCAATACATGCCAGCTTGCATCTAAATTATTGCCGCTTGTGTCACCGGCATAAATTATGCTAAATTCACCAGTTGTTGCAATATCATTTGGGTTAATAATTTTCCAAAAGCTAGTCTGGTAATCGAAACGCAGTCCAAAATCTTCATTATTGATAATTTTTCTTGTTAGCGTTTGACTTAGATTAATATCAATGTTGTTTACATAAACTGCATAAATTTCTTCTAGTACTGCGCCATTTGGAATGTTTTCAGTTAGTACAATCGGACCCGGGCCACTAGTTCCATTCAAGTAACCATTGCCGTTTGAACTACCGTCACCGCTGATACTTTTAATACTTGCCCAAATTTTAGTTACTTGACCTTCTTTGGTTGGAGTGCCAGTTGTTAACACTCTGTCAATATCAAAAAATTTCCCAGCAGGAGCAACAAACTTACAAACAACACCCGGCTTTAGATATTGTCTTTCCCCTTGACCGCTTTCTCCAACTTGATGTACATAATTACTTAAAGTATCATTATTGTAACCTTCAAAAAAACCGCTGCTGGTGCTGCTATCTGCACTGCCTCTTTTCCATGTAGTATTCGAAAAACTAATTTTAGGATATTTGTCAAAATAAAGATTAACACTTCCTTTACTTCTTAATATTGAACTAAGTGTATTAACTACAAAGTTCTGTACATCTGCTGCCGTTAGCCAATTAAAATTATCAGTTTCTTTGATATCATTTTTATAAACATACCCATCTTCGCAGAAAATATTTGTACTACTGTACTTGCCTGTTACATCTTTAAGTTCTAAGAATCTACTAATACCAGTACTGGTTCTGTTAACACTTTTTATTTTTAAAATATCGCCGAATTTGATATACGGGAGTGTGTTATAGTCTTCACCATTAACCATTCTGTTTTGTGTATAGAAATTCTGAGGTGCTTTTACTTTAATATCAGTTAAACTTTCTCTTGTACTAGCATTGTTTACTGTATACTGAAGGTTTAGTGTAAAGTTAAGTTTTTCCTGTTTGCCGTATTTGTTGACATAAATCATTTCAACAACAATGTTTTCCATTTCTCTCGGACTAATAGTATAACTAGTTCCGTTGCTTGTGCGTACCACACTTCTGAACTGACCGACTGGAATTTTACTAAACACACCATCGCCGAAAATTAAATCAATTTGATCATTTGCACGGCTGTAAACTTCAAAAATCTTTCTATTGTTTTCGCTGATATCATTGTAGATTACGTTACTATCTCTGAGAACATCTACTTTAGTCCATTCATCGAGATATTCGCCTTGGTCGTTGGTTTCAAAAAGCCAAACATCATTATTATTAATATTGTCTACGTTTATACCTGCTAATCTATTTGGCAAACTTTCTGAAATTCTAAAGTCTAAATTGTTAATACGCCCTTGTTTAAATCCTAAAAAGAATCCAGTATTAGAACTACCGTTGCCTTCGCCGCTGTTTTTATACACAAAGCCAAGAGTACTACCAGCAACTGGTGCTTTTTCATATAATCCTGTTTTACTATCTAAACCAACATTGTAAATGTTAAACGCAAGGTTTTGGTTGTCAATTGAAGCACTAAAATTAATTATCGGAACAAGATTATTTCTTGTTTTAAAATCATATAAATCATGTCTAACTGCGCCAATCGTTAAACTACTATTTGGTTTACCAATACGTTGATTATTTGCTAGTGCAGCGTTAATAATACTTGTAAATTGCTCAAGCCAATCGAGGTTTGTTGGATCGTTCCATTTAATTGTTTTATTTGCTAAATCAACCCCATTGCTATCAAAAATGCTTTCAGTAGTACTGATTGCAGTCATCTTTAACATGCCACTACTGCTGTTATTTCTATTAGGAGAATACCCTAACATATTTGCTAAACGATATACACTATCTCTACGTTCAGCAGTTTGTAAAAAGTTTTCTCTACTGTTTAAGTCGTTACGATAACTAATACTTTGTCCCATAAAACTGATTAAGTCTAGTAGTGCAACAAATTCACTACTTTCGATGTAATCGTTAAAATCTTCTGGGTAGTATGTTCTGATATAATCAACCATGCTTTTTCGCAAGGTTTCGTAATCATAACTTTGAAAGTCAGCACTGCGGAAAGTTGTGTATAACTTTTTCCAATCTTCAGCAGCAAAAAGATTATTTTGGCGTATAAATGTTGACATATTATTTCCTCTATAATGTATTTATTTAATTTTATTATATGGTAACATTAAGATGAATAAGCAACTTTACTGGTTTGATCAAACATAAATCTCATAGTATCAGCTTCGTTTGTGTTTTTGTATCTAAGTCTGATTTCAATGATTATGCCACGTTGATATTCATCTACTAGTATATTGTCAACAATTACTCTAGGTTCATAAGTAACTACACGAGTTACATCTTCAATGATAGCATCCTTAATTTCTTCAGTCATTGGCTCGAATAAAATTTCCCAAATGATAGTACCAAAATTTGGATTCATTAGTTTTTCGCCTCGACGAATATTAAAGTGATTTGAAAGATCACGCTTGATTAACTCGAAATCTTCAAGTCGAGTTTTGGTTGACTTATTGTCAATTGTGTTGTAACCTCTGTATAGTGCCATACTATTATTTATCAGCAACTTTAAAGGCATATATAAAGATATGAAGACGTTATACATTTATACTAAAAACGGGTGTCCCGAATGCGACAGTGCTAAAAAATATATAAGCAACTTGGGTATTGCTTATACTGAAATAAACACAGATCGTGAAAGATGGGCACGTGATTGGTTAGCAAGTGAAGGTCATCAAACGTTTCCTATATTTTACGCAGACGAAGACGTTTTTATGCGTGGTAGCTGGCGTATAGTTGGAACTATGACACAACAAGAAATTTTCAGTCGACTAAAATAATACCATATTATATTTTTGTTAAATACTATAGCAATTTTTAAGGATATAGTGTGCCGGGTATTATCAGGAAAAACGACAAAAACGTTCGCAATCAACCTGCGTTAGTTGGTGCTGAAAATTTTAAAATAGAAGATAAAAATGCTATTGTAAAGAATAACCCGGTGGGAAATGAAACATCTTATGTAAAAACAACCAGTAGTTCTAGAAATTTTATTGTAAATGGAAAACCAGTTACATTAATTGGCGATGCGGATACAAACAATGTAACAAGACGCACTGGTAGCAATACGTTTATTGTAGGAAAAAGTTAAATGTCAGCAAGTAATAGAAGTTACCTAGGACCTCGCGAAAATGGTGTAATTTTTGCCAATGGAAGTCTTCGCGGAACTAGCACATATAGTGTTAGCACAGATCCTGCAGATGTGCCTAGACAACAAATTATTGATGCAGTTGATCATGCCAGTGAAATACTTCCGTTAAATTGGGTAGTACAAATCAATCCCGGAGGCGGAACCAATGTTGCTGAAAGTATGAGCAAACAACCAAATGGTTGGGCATTAGATTTGCAGCTCATTGGCAGTAACGGAACACTATATACACCAGGCACTGCTCCAAGTGAATATATTAGTTTAATAAGTGCATTAGTTGGAAATGCATTATTAGATAATAAACATATAGGCATTGGGATGTATAGCTGGGGTATACATTTTGATCTTAGTCCTGCAAGACAAACTGGCTCTGGAGATGTAACTGTATGGAATTCAAATAATACTAGTGACAGTGGTATTAACGAAGGTAGACAACGTGCTGAAAAGAAACAGCGCAGTGTTGCTACAAATATATTTGCAGATGGCACAGCTGACAGTAAAACTGACCCTTTGGCATATCTTAGTTCAACCGACACTGAACTTGAATCGTTAACACAAATAAGAAAAATAAATGAACCTAATGCTAGTAGTTTTTCTGGACAACAATTAAACGGTGCTACTATTAGTAGTTTAGCTAGTCTCAGAGGCAATAACGGTATTGCAATTAACACAGAACTTTCAGATGCTATCGACTTATACGAATCTGGTGCATACCCAAGTGTATGGAAAAGCGTACTTGAAAAACTAGACACTGGGGACTTTAGCATTGACGATAATCCTCTTCTTCCTTGGCCTGGTGCATTTGAAACACTGAGTGCAGGCATAATATCAGATATTGAAAACTTGCATTTAGATAGCGAACATTATTTTTTAACTGGCAAGTTGCTGGATTTTACAAGAGCAAATATTACACATATTTCTGCCACAGATAAAATTCTTAGTGATGCAATCGAAAGTGTTGCAAATGATATTCTTGGCGCAGGCACACTTAATAAGTTTGCAAATACATTTTTAAACACCGTTAGTGCTACTCAAAGTAGTACTAACTTTGGATTAGCGTTGCAACAACTTGAAGGTCAAGTCTTTGGTAAAACTAAAGCCACACAAGAAAATCCTTATAGTAGTATTCCCGGCATGGAATACAAAAGTTTAGCAGGAAGCAAGATCATTGATTTAATCGGCGATCCTGAAGAAAAACTCAAACAGGTAGTAGACACTGATTCTATATTCAATACATTTGGAAGTTTGTACAAAGACTACAACGGATTAACAACGCTTGGTTTCGGATCATTGAGTAGCAATTTAGCTCTGCTTGGTGACGACTTTAATACACTTGGAAGAATAATAAATTTCCAAGATTTAATTAGAATGGGGAAGCCAGGACAAATACTAGAAAAGATATTACTTAGTGATTGTACAGTTGTTAGTGAATTAATGCCTGCACTAAACAGTCTTGGAATAAATCTAAGCAATGCAAATACCAAAGCAAATGATAATACTGCCTTAAAAGCACTAACTGAAATTCAATCACCAGCAATAATACAAGGAGTATTTGATTGTTTTGATATACAAAGAAAAGTTCCAGAACATCTGGGAAAACTTTGTGACCCGGAATGGCAATTTGCAAAAAGTTACAACTATAATAATTTTAAAAATCTAAACGAAATTAGTGTACATTTAATTACTATGGGTATTACTAATATTAGTACCGCGGCAGAGTTTGGAAACATTTTAATTAATATTGAAAGTGTAACACAAGATGATGCACTTAGTGGACAAAATGGTACAATCACCGGAGACGAAATTGCAGATCTGAGAAGTGCATATAGTCCTCTTAGCGATTACAGTGGCGACAACAACCTAACAGTTGCAGACTTTTTAGGAACCGCAGCGGGTTATAGGCACAACAAATTACTACCGATACTAGCCGACGAAATCAATCAAATTGCTGTTACTACAAACGGTTCTGCTTATAAAAGTCTACTAGACGATTTGTTAACTGCACTCGACGGTGGCTTTGCTACACGAATCCCTTACACTATACTACGATACAACGGCGCCGATTACACTAGTCTAAATGATCTAGTTACCTATATAATCAGCGAAATGGAGACTGCATTTACNAATGTCGAAAGCGAACTTACAAGCCCGAGACTAAATCGTTACCAAAGTTATCAAACAGAAATACTACATCAACTTTACAAAGAACTACAACTAAGAACAGACTACGGAATATCCATTGGTAGTGGTGTGTCTGGCAGCAATGACGATATATTGAATTTTACATTAAGTTTAGAGGATGCTGCATTAATCACTGGCCATGGTAGACAAGCTGACTTTATATATCGTGTAACCAGTNCAGACTACCACGGNGGAAGAATTCGCAGCACCATGGCACAAAGTAGAAATAGAAATTTCTTAGATGGACAAAAAGTTAAATTGGAACATCAAAATACCGTTCTAAATGATGTTGCACTAGAAAAAATTAACTACATGAGTGATTTTGTAAAAACAACCGGAATTTGGAGTGCAGATGCAGACAGAAGTAGCGAAATTTATCTCCAACTAAATCACAGAGTTAAAAATCGCTATGAATATACACTAAGACAAATAAAACAAAATCAAACTCAAATGCAAAATATCATTGATACAAACTGTGTTAATATACTAAGACAGTTGATGTTTGTGTCAAACAACAACGTAGCTGTGACTGCTAAATTCACAGGACTTTATAATCAATTTAGTGCATATTATAATAGCATGCACTCGCCGGTACAACATGGATATTTAAAAGTAAACCTAAATAGTGCTTATACCACAAACGGTTATGTACTAGGTCCATTGGAAGAAATTGTTAGAGAACTAGGCGACTTTGAAAGAATGCCAAATAATTATATTGGCGCAGATATTTCAGAAAAAACACAAAAATATATCAAAGCATTAGAGCTAGATATGAAAACAATAATTGGGTTAACACACAAAATATTATTAGTTAATTCAGCACACTATCTTGGCATCGATACTGTAGATTTTGTTGACTTATTTGGTACACCAAGTGTAAGCAGGTACTTGCTCACAATTGTTGCACTGGATATTTAAGATAACTGTTTATCATAATAGTCATTGATACTACCGACGGTTATTCTGCCATCGCCTCCTCGCCATCCTTGATTTTGTTGCCATGCTTTACTGCCAACTTTATACACTTCGTAGTTTTCGGGTTTGTCAGCATGTGCTGGTGCTGCCTGCATAATACCTAAACGCCCGCCTTTATAACTGAATTTGCTGAGATAATAATCATACAGTTGCAGTTGCTCTCCTGGACTCATGTTTTGAATTTTGTTAACATCTGTGCCTAGCCATTTAGCAGTACTTGGCATAAACTGAAACAGTCCAGTTGCAGATGTATTAGGATTAACTGCACGAGTATTAAAACCACTTTCTCCCATTGCTACTTTAAGTATGTGTTCTTCACTAAAGTTGCTGGTGTATTTTTTCTTCATTTCTTCAATTGTTTTTGTCCACAATGGATCTTTTTTCAAGTTAGCAGGTGTTACAATATTTTTACCCGATCCTAAATAAGGTTGTCCGCCGTTATCCCCGGATGTTGTTGTTCCATTGCTTAGACTATTATCTGAGTTAGTATTACCGCCAGTTCCAGGAGTTCCTGATTGTGATTTTTCTGTCACTGTGCCACATGTTTCGCAGCCAAACAATGGACCAATTGCTGCGCCCAATCCAGGTACAATACTGCTAACTGGATTGAATCCGGTTATGCTAGAAATTGCATCAGCTGCTAAATTACTTGTATTACTTATATTACTTATAGTATTAGTCAAATTGTTTTTGCCTGCAGTTACAGTTTCACTTAGTTGTAAATTGGTACTTTTTCCTGTAGGAAGGAATTTATCAACTCCGCCTAACACATTAATACTTTTAATTTTATCTAAGACACCAGCTCTGTTTAACACCGATCCAATGCTATCTATGTCTTTAATTGCAGATAAACTAGTACCTGCTAAATTGGGAATAACATCTCTTGCACTTTGTAGTATATTACTAGATGCATTATCTAAAATAGATCCGTTAATTACTTTTGTAGCCATTTGCAGCAAAACTGGACTTTGTACCAAGTCTTGAATACTTCTAACATCGTCAATAAGTGTTAGTGCTGCACCAATTTGTTGTAAACTTCGAGTGCTTATGCTCGATCTAATTAATTTTAGTTCGTCGCTGTTTAGTATACCTAGTGTATTAACAATATCTTTATCCAATTGATCAACATTGCCAGATACTTTACTAGAAACATCAAATAATTTTTGAGCGCTATTTGTAATATTTTTAAATGTCGGGCGAGATCCTGCAATTCCTGTATCCGAATGTGCAGTCCTGACTACATCACTGAAGCCGCCAAATCCACCAAACTTGTTGTTTTTTGTTTCTTTTACATCTGCAATATTAGTAGGTGATTTAAGTTGCGAACCGCTAACATTTGTGCTATTGTTAGCAACGGCTGTAACATTTCGAGCATTAGAATAAGCATCTTTAACCCACTGTGGAGCGTTGTCTGCTTTCCCTCCTGCACCCCAAATTTTGGAACCTTTTGCAGTTCCCCAAAGATCTACGTGAATACCTGAATTTCCCATATACCCAGGACCTGCGCCGATTCCTTTTGCTCCTGCTGCTACACAAGCACTAATAAAGTCGCTTACTAGTTGGCTATTTGTTTTAGTACTTAATGCTGTAGTACTTGTATTATAAATCCAAACGTCTGCTGCATAACCGTCATCGTGTCTGGTTGATCCAGTTCTTCTAGCATTAGGCGTTCCTTGTACATCTTGCCCTCCCGAAAAAATAACTACATCTACTCCAATTTGACTTGCGGCAGTTCTTAATACATTCATGAGTTTTGGCTGAATTTTTTTGTTTCGTGTTTGATCTTCAAATGATTGACCAGGAGGTCCTTCTAAGTAAGTGACGCTTCCTCCTCCTCCTCCCGGTCCGGTGATTGTGCGAGTGTTAGTTTCATCATCTTTAAAACCTTGCGGTGGTTGCACTGGAACCATATCTTCGTGACTTTCGTCAACTCGAAGACTTGCGGGATCATGACCAGCGTACGGTTCTACTGTTGGAGTACGAGTTGTTGTTGTAGTGTATCCACCTGTTTCGACACTATCTGTTTTAAACATCTGGTCTGGCTCGGACACGCTACCAGTGTTCCATAGAAACTTATCACCACGCAATTTATGTTGACTTGCTTTAATATTAACATCTTTTAAACTTCTAATTTTAATATCGCTACAACAATGAATATCTAAGCTAACTGGACTGGTTAAATTAATATTGTTTCCCCAGAGACTTACTAGTTGATTTCCCTGTAGTCTAGTAGTGTTTCCGCTCTGTATATTAGCATTATTTTCGGCATGCATATTAATATCTGCCTGGGCATGCATATTAATACTTCCGTTTGTTGCAAAATTTATCCCGGCTTTGGCAAAAACATCTAAATGTCCGCTTGCACTTAATTCCATCCATCCGGTGCCGTCTGCATTGATAATGTAAATAAAACCGTCATCGTCATTCATGGTAATCTGGTTACCAGAGCTACTTCTTAATCTGATATGTCTACTGCCGCCGTTTTCGTTTCCATCATCCATTACAAAACTATTACCGCCGGGAGTATTAAACCCAAAAACTCTACTTGGAGATTCTCTTAAACTAGTACTGCTAATAGGTCCACGTTGCGGATCTTTGAACAATCCTTGCTCCGCAAACTGAAATGCTTTACTATGCTGAGGTCTTTCACGATCAGCAATCGGAGTATTAGGATCGTTATAATAGTCAAAATCTCCTCGATCATTTGCTGGAATACTTCCGTGCGAGCCAATTTCTGGCAGACATCCAATCCACACCCCTTTGCTGCGGTCTCCGTTGATAAACAATACTAAGACTTTAATGCCGACATCTGGAGGCTGCATCCACATACCATAACTTTCAAGTCTGCTGCTAGCTTCTGCTGCAACTGTGTTGCTCATTGGTTGAATACCATAAAAAGGTGTCATGTATCTGCACAACAACCAATTACTGCTATCTTTAGGATCCCCACCAAAATCTGGAATATAAACCGATATTCTTCCACTTAGTTGGCTGTCAACATTTTGCATAACTTCTGCAAGATACGGACCGCTATCTTTTGCAATACCAGTATTATTAGAATTTGATTTAGCATTTTGTGGTGTATAGGTATTCATATATTAATTTCCTTTATTGCGGACCTACTCGACTCGAGACTCGGGATTCATCGGTTTCGGCGCTTCCAATATCCATATATGCACTAATTTGTGCTGTTTCATCAACAAATTCTTTTTTAGTAATATTTGGAATATTTGTCGGATCGTTACTGACTTGATTTTGCACACGTATCATTGCTAATTGTTGTGTAAATTGTCCATTTTCAAAAATACTTTCAACACTAATTACTCTATATAACCCTTGTATAAAAGTTTGATCTGTTGTCATTTGCATTAAGCCAGTTTCACTGTTGTAATCTCGCGGAGTTTTAAATTTTATCATAACAAAGACGGCGTGATTATCAGTTGCAATACTATTATTTACATTAAGAGAATCACCAGCTTGAGAACGACCTCTCGGAAGTACACTATTATCCTGCGGTATCCATTCTGGATCGCCGATAATATTTAATCTTAACGTAATCATATCTGCGCCGGGGTTGTTTAATATATTATCCATGTTATCGCTAGCTAACTGATGACCATAACCTCGTGAAGTGTTGACAAGTATATTTGAATTGCTACCTGTTTTGGTATAAACTGCTGGGCTATATGCTTGATCTCCGGCTTGTGTTCTAGTAAGCCCATCGTCGGACATTTCTGTAACGGTTGTCTTGCCACTAGGTGTTCCGTTTACTTTTCCGTGTTCATCAGTAAAAGCAGTCTTTGTTATAAAGTATTGCAGATTGTACTCAGCATCAAAATCGAGTATATCTTTATTTTGACCGGTAAAGATCCAGTCGTACTGTTTCTGCCAGCCCCGTTGTGTTGGCTTGCCTTGTGGCATTCCTGGCACAACATACCCGTATTGTTTTTCAGTTTGTATCTTAAAGAAATACTTTTTGGTATACTTTTTTGTACTGGTGTTGTACTTGCCAAGTTCTTCGATCATTGGAACTACTTTAAGAATTCTTACTGGACTATCTTGGTTGCCAGGTTCACTTTCTGGTGCCCCGGTTGTGTTGAATTTTGCACCAAAATCAGTTGCTTCTGCTAGTTTTTGTATTGCACTTTTTATAGTACTACCTGCAGGAATTTGAATTACTTCTTTAAGTTGAGCAGCTTCATCTAAGCTTCTTCTTGCAGCTTCGACTGTTCTTGCTGTATCTTTGTTATATCCTACCTGACTATCTTTGAGATCAGAATCAAATATTGCAAAATCGTATTGGTCTTTTTCCCTGTTTTGTTGTATAGATTTTGCTTCTTCGCTTTTGTTTAGATGGTCAAAAAACTCTTTTAATAATTCTTCAAATGTATTACCAGTAACACTAAAGTTTTCCTGTACAAAACTCATATGTTGGTCTTGCAAAGGACTATGTGCAAAAGGAACAGCCGTAATAGTATAAATTGTTGCGCCGCTGTTAATTTTAAATTGCATGTTTATAATTTTTACTGGAATATATTTAGGAGATGCACCCGGAATGCTAGTATATGGATTTCCCTGACTATCGTATCCGCTGAATTTAATTTCTAACAAATACGGAATTTCAAAATGATCTGGCAAACCTATTCTACTAGCATACTGAATTAATTCACTCATAAATGCAACACCGTACGGCTCGACGATATCAAATGTAATATTAAAATTATTACTAGCTTTGGTACTAGAACTATTTTGAGAAATAATACTTAAAAAACGTAAATTCTCAATGTGATAATCTTTTCCTTCTCCTAATACACCTTTAGTTCCTGTGCCGCCACTTTTTACTATTAAGTGACTAAGTTCGCTGCCGGGATTTGTTATTGCACCGTTCTCTAATATACTTGTATGCAAGTTTGGTGTCAACATATATAATCCCAGATTGTAGGTCCAATTAGCATAATTATGTAGCACATTTGGTCTTTGTTCAACTTGAGGATTATTTTTTTCGTAACTGCCTATTTGTCCAGTATCATTAGATCGTCTGATGTTTCCTGAATTTAAAACATCAACAGAATTGCCATTGTCTCTATATCCGCTATCATATGGAGCTGAATTTCTTGGATCAAGATCAACAGGTTCGTCTAATCTTAAAGAAGGCGAAGTTGGCGATTGTATATTACCGGGCGGCGGATTATCACTGGGAAATTTAATTTCATCATACCCGCTATCGTCGAGGTTATTGCTGTTAAATGTTGAAAGTTGCCCAAAGTTTTTGTTTACTGGAGAAGAGTTCGGATCCTCATCAAAATTTATTGCGTCATTATTTCGCACTGGCGGTCCGGGTACAAAAAGTCCGTCTGGTCCGATCCCAGTGCTATTAGTATTGTTAGTATTAGAATCAAAAACACCTGTACTGGAATTAAATCCGCNAGGGTTATTGTTAGTATTAGAATCAAAAACACCTGTACTGGAATTAAATCCGCCAGGGTTTTCGTCATATCTAGGAAGATCTGCAGATAAAATATCTCCACCTGGGTTTGATACATTCGGAGGAGGCAACGGAAATAGCATCGGCGTACCTTCGCCCGGAACCCAATCACTAGGCTTTCCTGCGTTTTGCCAGTTGTTATAATCTGTACTGTTAAGAAATTCGTTTGGAACTGGCATGCCTGGTGCAGTGTTGCTTAATGCAGTACCTTCAAATACTTCGTTAGCAACAGTGGTATTAAGTCCAGCGACATAGAAATCTTGTCCGCCTATATCAACTTGTAACGGTGCATTTTCTTGTTGAGGTGGCGGCGGCGGGCTGCCAAAATCAACATAATCATATTTTGCAGCAATAGTTAATGCTTGTTTTTCCATCATTCCGTATGTTATATACGGGCCATAGTCTTTGCCTGATTCAGGATCGATGTCTCGAGGAGTATCAGGATCTTCTCGCACAGACACATTCCATTGCTTTAATTCTATATTAGCACGTCTTAGCTCATCTGCCGCTGCTAATCTTTCAGCGTCAGTACTTTGATCATTGATCTGATTTTTGGCCACTGATTAAATCCCTAGTTCTTTTTCTAGTGTTTGTTTTTTTGGAATGTATATTGTTGTACCGCTTTGAAAATCAAAAATCGGATCTTCAATGATGTTTGGATTTCGTTGTGCAAAGACCCACCATAATCCTGTGTCGCCATAAAGATCATATGCAAGTTTATCTGGCCTTAATGCATGTTGCGCAGTTATAGTGTATTTAGGGTCATCGGGAAATTTTGTAATAGTCCTGTCTGTCATTACATCTAAAGCACCTTGATTTATTGTAGTTGTTTTATAAGGACTACTTTGAGAATATATTGTCATTTAAATGAATCCTCCATTATTACTATTTTGTTGTTGATTTAACAAGCTACCGCTAGCAAAATCACTTAAATTAAATTCGTTTGTCAAACGATCTCTGCTGTACAAAGGCTTTGCTGTGATATTAAATGACTGTACAGTTGGCACACGACCATGTCTATCATCTGTTGCACTTATGTAGTCTACATCGCTAGGTAAGCTTGAATTAAAACTTGTAATTACAATTGGTACACTATTAAGTTGCAGTGCACCATGTCCTTCTAAACGACACACCACCGGCGGAACGCCTGCAAGTTGATCTTGACCGTAAAACATTTTTGTTGCACTCCTGAAAAAATGCTGAACTGCTAATACATAATCAGCATCCTCAGGACTTCTAGCAGAAAATTGCGCAACTAAATTTATTTCACTTACTGCACTACTTTGATAAAACAAATATTCATAGTTGCTGTGAGTCGGAGAAAGCGGAGTATAGTTTGCTGTATGATTAATACTAATTTCTGGTGTATAAGGAAACACTACTTTTCCACTAGTTTGCTGTAGTGGTGCTAATGCCCCGGCGCTGTTACTTATTCTTCCACTAGGATCAGAAATTTTAACTCTAAAATCTTTACTACTACTAGGAAATCTATCAATATTAATAGGAGCAATACGTGGAGAATCTGAATCTATTCCAAAGATAATGTTTCTTAATTCGTCTTTAATTTTATTGAGATTAAAAGCCATTTGTTTTTCCTCCAGATGTTGTAAACAATTTGTTAACTGCCCGTGACCGCCTACTATTCGGTATGCTATTGTTAGGTCGATTTACTTGTTGTTTTTCTGGTGTGTAATTTGCAATCTCTGTTGTTCGTCGTTGACTAATTTCTTGTTGATTGAGTTTACCTCCTAATAGGTGCTGTACATTTCTAGTAGCAGCGCCAGTTGTTCGATTGTAGGAAATTTCCACTGGAATATTATCTTGATAAGTAACATTAGTAATATGTTCTGTGCCGATTCCTAAATCTTTTGCTAATTGATCTAGTAATTTTTGCTGTCTAGTACTAGCGTTTTGGTAAGCCAGTGATGTCATGTTAAACTCCAATAAGATATTGTATTAAGTATTTATCGGTGTTATAATATGCTAGTATTACATTTCTAGGAGAAACAATGGCGTTAAGAAAAAGAAAATATCTTAATAATCGAGACTTACTATCAGAAATTTCTAAAAGCAAAAATAGTTATTCAAGTTATGTAAATCCCGAAGATGCTGATTATGACATTATACTTGACAGTATAGATTCAGTTAACAGAAATACTATTAGTCAAGCAAGAAAAAATCGTGCTGACAGAATTGCTAAAGCAAATTGGGAAGTCGAAGCGGCAGTTGCAAAAGGCGTTAAACAAGATAAATTTTCAATTAATCATTTAGATATTCCAAAAACAGATGTTGTTTTTAGAATTAAAACATTTGATCACATCCCAGAGGAGATCGGGCGTAAAAAGAATCCAAAAACTGTTGCAGATCATCATGTTAAGTTGAACTTTCCTCCTTACCAACATTGGAGACTAGATGAAAACGACGAACTGTTTTGTGTCGGAAAGAGCCATTGGATAGGTGGGATGGAAAACGGATACTTTAGTCTCGACCACGGCGGAATGACTAATACACTAGCAAAAATGTATATGGTTATGTGTGAACGCTACGGTAGCAAATGGAACTGGCGAGGATATACTTACAACGACGAAATGAAAAGCCAAGCACTATTACAGCTATCGCAAGTAGGGCTGCAATTCGACGAGTCTAAGAGTGACAATCCTTTTGCATATTATACTGCAACAATTACCAATAGTTTTACCAGAATATTAAATATCGAAAAGAAAAATCAAAACATCAGAGACGATATGCTCGAATCACANGGATACAAATCCAGTCATACTCGACAACTTAATTCACACTTAAAATGGAAAGAAGACACAGGACAAAGGACAGAGACAGGACAATGAGTTTAAAGAAAAAAGATATACTTGATCGTTTATGGAATTATAGGGAGCTGTGCTTGTCGCATGTATACAGCGAACCCGACAGCCAAATACATCAAAATGTCATGGACCATGTTATTCCAAAATTTGTTAAAGAACATTTCTTAGACNATTCATATAAAATTCTCGACATTGGATGCGGCCAGGGATATGGTATGGAAAAATTCAGTGAGTTAGGATGTACTAACATCAGCGGATTGACTCTCAGCAAAGAAGATGTTAAGGCTGCAAAGAAACGCGGCTTTGAAGTTGCTGCCGAAGACATGAGTTTTCAGAGTTGCAAAGATGGTACATACAATACACTATTTGCAAGACACAGTTTAGAACATAGTCCATTTCCACTGCTCACACTATTAGAGTTTAACAGAATACTAGCAGATGGAGGCCTTGCATACATCGAAATGCCTAGTCCAAAATGCACTCGTTTACTTGAACAATATGATAATCATTATTCGATTATGGGACCTCGGCAATGGTCTGCACTTTTTACTCGTGCCGGATTTAATATTAAAGATATTGGTGAATTGCAGTTTGATATCAGTGATAACAACAACGGCGAATCCTTAGGCACTGAAGTTTATGAATGGTACGTACTCGAAAAACCGGTTGACTGAGTTACGTTTTCAAGTTATTATAAAAGCAATTAGTTAAGTTAAAGGATACTCATGCCTCTATTTGAACGTGCCATCATGTTCACTGATATACACCATGGCAATAAAAGCAACAGCTCTCTGTTTAATCAAGATTGTAGCGACTTTATTGACTGGGTATGCAGTGTAGCAAAAGAAAAAGACATCAATACTTGTTTGTTTTTAGGCGACTGGAATCATAGTCGTGCTAGCATTAATGTGGCTACGCTAAATTACAGCACACAAAACTTGGAAAAACTAAACGAAACATTTGATGCTATACATTTTATTCCAGGTAACCACGACGAATATTATAGAGATCGTCGTGAGTTTAACAGTATGCCGTTTATCAATAACTTTAAGAACATTCATTTTTACAACGATATTACAACCATTGACGATTGTAGCTTTGTTCCTTGGCTTATTGGCGACGAGCATAAAAAAATGCGTAAACTAAAAAGTCAGTATGTTTTTGGACATTTTGAACTACCGCACTTTTATATGAATGCAATGGTACAAATGCCGGACCATGGCGAAGTTAAAAGCGAAGATTTTGGTAGTTGTGGTACAGTGTTTAGCGGACACTTTCATAAACGTCAGGAAAAAGGCAATGTTGCATACATTGGCAATGCTTTTGGACACAACTACAGCGATGCATGGGACGATGCTAGAGGTATTACAATTCTTGATTGGGGCAAACCGCACACTTATATGGAATGGCCAGAAGCTCCTAAATATCGTACTATCAAAATTAGCCAACTACTTGAAGGNCCAGAACAATATCTTAGTAACAAAACTTATGCAAGAATTACATTGGATATTGATATTAGCTATGAGGAAGCAAACTTTATCAAAGAAACATTTGTTGATCAATTTAGTCTCAGAGAACTTAGCTTGATACCAAATAAAAATGTAAATGCATTAGATCAAGAAGCAGTTGGCGAAATTAACTTTGAAAGTGTTGATACCATTGTTACTAGTCAGCTTGCACAAGTAGAAAGTGACATGTATGATAATAATTTATTAATGGACATTTACAGGAACCTTTAATGAAAAATAGATTATATCATACTATATACAATGATATATCCGATAAATTTCAAATACTGGATATAATTGATTCTGTATTTTTTGACTATTTGCATCCTGACGAATTAATAGAAAAAATTAGAGTTTTTAAAGACTTTGAATTTAAAGAAAATCAACGTTTGCTAATATATTACCAAGATACTGGATTTTACCAAAATCTAAATAGCGGATGTAGTGTATTTCTTTATAATTTATTACAAATATTACAAAAGTTTCAAATACCAGAAGAATTTATAATCATTTTTACTAATCATTATGGATTAAAAAAAGAAATTGAACATATAAATTCAATGATTGACTATTCATTGAATAAAATAGTTGAAACTTCGCTTTGGCATGACTATCCCCAGGTTGATCAAGTTAAGGAAGCAATTTATCAAAATCATAATGATTATAAAAAAACATTCTTGTATACAAACTTAAACAATGTACCTCGAGTACATCGTGTTTTAACATTGTCATACCTTAAAGAGAAGAAATTGCTAAACAAAGGTATTATTTCTTATAGGTTTAATAACACATGAATCTAATACACTTTACTAAAGTTTGCAGAATAAACGATCGGTTTTTTACAAATAGTAAACATAAAAAAGTTTACAATAACAATTCTAATTATTTTATTAATTCTTCTTATGTTCACACTCTAGCAGATCAGACCAAAATGTTAAATCAAAATCATGAATATTTTGACAATTTTTCTTTTATTAAAAAATCTTTTATTTTTTTAATAACCGAAACTGTTGGTGAATATCCTTATCCGTATTTTACTGAAAAAACTTGGAGAACAATTCTTAATAAGATGCCTTTTATGATCGTTGGAGGAAAACACAGTTTAAAATTGTTAAAAAGTTTTGGGTTCGAAACTTTCAATGAATACTGGAACGAGGATTATGACAACTACGAAAAATTAGCTGACCGGATTGACATGGTTACACAAAATTTAGCTAACTTGTCAGAGTTAAAAAATAATGAACTTGACAACTTATACCAAAAAATGCTACCAATAGTAGAACATAACTGTAACCATCTTGAGATTTTTTATAAAAAACAACAAAATGATATTAAAGAAAAGTTAGAAAACCTATGACATTTAAAATTAATACACTAACTGTTAAAAACTTTATGAGCGTGGGCAATCAAACCCAGGCAGTTCATTTGGACAGGGATGATCTTACACTAGTTCTTGGTGAAAATTTAGATGTTGGCGGTGGCGAAGGTGGAGCACGTAACGGAACAGGCAAGACTACAATCATCAATGCATTGAGTTATAGCTTGTACGGTCTTGCATTAACAAATATCAAACGTGATAATCTTATCAATAAAACTAACAGCAAAGGTATGTTGGTAACTGTTGAGTTTGAACGCAATGGACTGAGCTATAGAATTGAGCGTGGTCGTAAGCCAAATGTACTTAAATTCTATATCGGCGATCGCGAAGTAGAGCCAACTGATGATGCTGCACAAGGAGATAGTAGAGAAACTCAAAACGAAATTGAGAAACTACTAGGCATGAGCCATGACATGTTTAAGCATGTTGTTGCACTAAACACCTACACTGAGCCATTTCTTAGTATGAGAGCAAATGATCAACGTGCTATCATTGAACAGTTGCTAGGTATTACACAACTCAGTGAAAAAGCAGATTCTCTCAAAGAGCTAAACAAAGACACTAAAAATGCAATCAAAGAAGAAGAATACAGAATCAAAGCAATCGAAGATGCTAATTCTAGAATACAAGAACAAATCGAAAATCTAAAACGCCGGCAGCGTATATGGCAAAAGAAAAACACCGACGATATTAATGAATTACAAACCGGCATTGATCAACTATCGCACATTAATATCGAAAAAGAATTAGCCGATCATTCGGCAATTTTCGAGTACCAGGAAAAGAAAACTCGTTTAGATGAAGCAGTACGCTGGATCAATAGTATTGAATCTGACGATAAGAAACAAGAAAAAGTTATTTCTAAACTTGAAAACGAAATCAAATTGTTGAAAGAACACACTTGTTATGCTTGTGGTCAGGAAATGCACGATGATAAACAAGAGAGCATTCTTGCTTCTAAAGAAGAACAGAAAAAAGAAGCAGCAATGCAAATCTTATCTAATAGTTCTCAATTAACTGAACACTTGGATGTAGTAAATAGCATTGGTGAACTTGGTGATAAGCCTACAGTATTTTATAACAACATCAATGAAGCATACGAGCACCAGAATACAATTAGTGCACTGGAAACTCAATTAGATAGCAAACGCAAGGATGTTGATCCGTATATTGAACAGATCAGCGATATGGAAAATGAAGCAATACAAGAAGTATCATGGGAAACAATTAACGAGTTAACCCGTATCAAAGACCATCAAGAATTTTTGCTTAAATTGCTAACTAACAAAGACAGTTTTATTAGAAAACGTATTATTGATCAAAATTTAAGTTACTTAAATGCACGCCTAGACACCTATTTACAAAGTATTGGACTACAACACAGCGTAGAATTTAAAAACGATCTTAGTGTTGAAATCCAAGAACTAGGAAGAGAGCTAGACTTTGATAACCTAAGCAGAGGAGAGCGAAACAGGCTTATACTAAGCCTAAGTTGGGCGTTCCGAGATGTTTGGGAAAGTTTGTATCAACCAATTAACTTGCTTTTTATTGACGAACTAGTGGATAGCGGAATGGATAGTAGTGGAGTTGAAAACTCAATGAGCATACTTAAAAAAATGAGCAGAAGAAACAAGAGTGTTTGGTTAGTAAGCCACAAGGACGAACTAATTGGGCGTGTTAATAATGTTCTTAAAGTTGTTAAAGAAAATGGGTTTACCAGTTACAACACTGATGTAGAAACTGTATGAAGAACGCACTTACAATCAGTGTACAGCATCCAGATATAACAATGATTCGCTGTGAAGTTAACAGCGAAGTTGTTAAGCATAAACTAATCAAAGGTAACTATTATTTTAGTGCACCAGATAACAGCCAAGTTAATGTTTACTTTGAACCTTGGCAAATTGAGCCTATTATAAGATTTGATCATCATATGGTTAACTATGCACTAGCAGAAATCAATCAATACGATCATATGCTGGAATTTAAAGTAAATACTGATTATCTTGAATACTATTTTTCAAACCAAATTGAATATAAGAAAAAGTTTTTAAATATTACAAACGATAACAAAAGTTTACTAATGGACCAGTTTGTGGGTGTTGAAGTTGACTATAGAGAAATCGAACAATTAATAGACAAAAAGTTAAAATGAAAAAAGCACTGCTGGTTAATCTTCCAAGATACGATACAATTGCACCTAGTAGTGCAATGGGAATTCTTGCTGGATTATGCGAGAATCATAACTGGGATTACGACATTGTTGACATAAGTTATGAAATCAAAAGCCGGTTAACAGTAGACGAAAATTTTGAAATTGATAACTGGCTTACGTTTATTATACCAGAAATAAAACCAGAAACTGAACAAAAGTTGCTGGATATCTGGAGAAGTTTAGTAGTTGATGTTGCAAACGATTACAATTTGGTATGTGCTAGTATCTTTACATACTGGACATTGCCAATTGCTAGACTGTTTTTAACCGATTACCGTCAAAATCTTGCTATAAAAACTCCAATAGTGACTGGAGGAAACGGTACACTTAGTGCTTTCCCGGATACAAAACAAAGATTTTATGATTGGGCAACTAAAAATAAAATTGTAGACTATGTTATTGTAGGAGAAGCAGAAACACCTTTTACAGAGTTGCTCAAAGGAAATGCAACCGGTCCAGGTATTAACAATGAAAATTTTATACAGGAAGAAAATTTAGACCGATTTCCTTTGCCTAGCTATAAAAAATTCAATATGTCAAACTACAGCGGTACTACACTTTATGTTACCGGCAGTAGAGGATGTGTTAGACGCTGTACATTTTGCGATATTCAAAACATGTGGCCAAAATTTAGATTTCGCAGCGCAGAAAGCCTTGTCAAGGAAATAGTAAAGCACTACTACGAAACTGGAATTGAACGATACGAATTCACAGACAGTTTAATTAATGGCAGTACCAGTAACTTTTACAAGTTCAACAGTTTACTTGCTGAAGAAAAAGCTAAAAATAGCGATTTAAAAAACATAAACTATGTCGGACAGGCTATTGTGCGTCCGAGACAGCAAATGCCTGAGTATCATTATGAAGCAATGCACTATGCAGGTTGCAGACAAGTTACAATTGGTATTGAAAGTTTTAGTGAAAGTGTTAGAGATCATATGCTGAAAAAATTCAGCAATGAAGATATAATGTATCATACACAACAGTGCAGTTATTGGGGTATAAGAAATGTTTGGCTAATGATTGTTGGGTACCCAACAGAAACAATCGACGATCATATAGACAACATGCAAGGACTAACAACATATCAAAAATATGCACAACAAGGCATTATCGAACTAATGCGTTGGGGTACAAGTATGCACTTGATCGAAGATACTCCAATTGCAGATCCGCAGATGTTACGTGATTTAGAAATTAATAAAACACACCAAAGTAGCAACAGTACTGCCACTGATTGGCATTATAATTGGGTTAGTAACAAAAACCCAAGTTTAGATTTAAAGGAAAGAATACGGCGCAGGATGGAATTACATTACGAAAGTGTTCGATTGGGTTACCCACAACCTAGAGTAATTGAAGAATTAAAGATCGTAAATGCCCTTGCAGATCATATATAATATAAATTATGCCAAGTAAACAAAAAGCAAAAGGTAGTGGATGGGAACGTGATGTTGCAAAATATCTCTCAGAACTCTACGAAGAAAGTTTCATCCGTGCTCCTGGAAGTGGTGCATATATTGGAGGATTGAATACATTCCGCAAACAATATCTCGACGAGGAAAAAATTAGAACATTTAAAGGAGATATTGTTCCCGGCGAAAGTTTTCCAAAGTTAAACGTAGAATGTAAGAATTATGCTGACTTTCCGTTTAATTTGTTGTATAGTAACGAATGCAAAGTAATCGATACCTGGCTTGATCAGTTATTGGCACCTGCAGATAAAAAAGATATAAACATATTAGCAATGAAGTTTAATCGAAAAGGCAAATATGTTGTATACGAAACAAAACATAAAAAAATAAACCCTGGCTCAAATTACACAACGTACAATAATAAATCTAAAGAACATGGTCCCTGGTGCATAGTTGATTTTGACACCTTTTGGCAATTAAATAAAACAGTTATAAAAACTCTCTCAAAATAAATAGACTATCCTGGCTCAACGATTTTAAACTAACCCGGCATTCTTAACTCATTTAGCATGGCTATATAACCACCTTATAATATATTTCTGAAGGTTGATTGGGACACTCCGATAATTGTCCCTGTGTGGTAAAGTAATGGCTAACTATAGGCTAAATGATTGCGGCTCTGTGAAACAGATACAACCGCTAGGCATTTGTATATCGCTGATATGGTATATAGATGTTTCCGTTGGATGAAGACTAAGGTAGGGAGTACAGGCTAACCGCTTCCGCTGTGTAAAAACAAATCCTTTAATATCAGTGACTAGAACTGTCTAAATCAAGACTTTTTTAAAACCTTCACCCGGAAACGGGTGAAGTATGACTACTCAATCTTAATCAAGTAACAAAGAAAACAATTAATAAAAATATTATATTATATCAATTGTATAAAAAATAATTAAACTGAAAGAAAATAATGCTGAGTGTCAACGAAAGCATTAGATCTACTTAGTAGATCTCTTAACTGAACTAGTAAATTGCTTGTTTAATCTTCTTACTAGTTTCCATGTTGTTCTTGATTAAACTATTAATAGAGGCTCTATCTTTTCCACTGAGTTGCCATGCTTCAGATATGCTTAGTCCACCTCGCATCCACCAACATAAACTAACCACTGAGTCTCTGATTTGATCTGCTTCGCTGTCGAGTTTTTTAAGTTCATCGCCGATCTCTGAAGCACTCAGTCCTAAGAGTCGGCTGCGAAAAAATTTGATGGATTAAATTCGAATTGTGTAGATTCTTTATGTCCGCAGGCTGCACACACAAAAGGAATTTTTGGCGTACTATATTGGGCATTCTTTTCGTCGATACCTTGTTTTAGTAAATTAAAATCTTTTCTACTGCTCTGATTAATAAATTCAATAATATGTTCTTTATTTGTTACTTTACTTCCGTCTGGTAGTATCACATATTCGATATATTCAATCATTTGATTAGTGCTGATTTCTCCGAGTTTTTGTATTGTATCTCTTAAAATCTTTTCTCTAGATTCAATTGTTAATTCTGAGCTTTGTGCAGCAAGAATAGCACGTTGTTGTTCATACAATTTTTGTGCACTTAAATTTGACATTTTGTATGTACTAGGTTTAAGCATAAAATGCAAATCGCCAACTTGTACAGTTGTGCTAAAATCTGGAAACTGCAAACTTTCAAGCACACCGTGTAGATTTATACCAAATTTTGTAGTTTCACTGCATACACTACAAGCTTTTTCGACGTCAAGTTCATTTCCGTAACTAGCAATTCTTAATGCAATAAACAAATATTCAATGTCAACATTAGGACCAGCCCATGCATTTTTAATATTTGGAACACAGCTCTGTATAACTTCAACACTGGTTGATCCGTTCATAAGTCCGTCTGCGTTTTTCATAATTAAATCATCGTGGCCAGTCATAGCCATGATTGGTAATTCTTCGTTAGGTGGAATTTCGATACTACCTTCAGGCCACCATTTACCGCCACTGGGCAATTTGATATAAATTTCTGGTTTTCTTAGATAATTCTTTAAAGGGTTGTCTGTCACTGTAAAATCCTTGATAAATACTTTATAGTACGTGTATATTTATATGCGCAGATAATGGCGAATTTATAATGAGATTTCAAGCAGATATACCTGGTGTTGGACAAATTGATGTTGAAGGCAACTTTGCAACCGACGATAGTGTACAAGAACTAATAGCAATGATGCGGAATCAAGGCAGAACGCCTAGTTCTTCGACTAGTTTTAGCAAAACTGTTCAAGATGCTGAAGGTGGACTAGCAAGTTTTAGCGATGAACTAGAAGATGCTGAACAATCTCAAAAGAAATTAACCGATCGTGTTACAGGATTAGCAGCCAGTGTCCAAGGCGGAACCGACACTATGATGAAATTTAGCGATTCTGGAGGCAACATGACTGATGTTATGGATAGCATGGCACCTGTAATTGAAGATGCTGCCCGAGGCATTGGTGGATTAGTGCCAATATTTGGCGAAGGGTTAGAAGAACTTGCAGGTGCAGCAGCTACCGCAGCATTTGGGCTAGCAACTGCCGCAGTTGGTATGATTGAAGGTTTTATTGGCATTAATAAACAATTATACAATATGAACTTAATGGGCACCGGCGGATTTAAACAATTTGCAGACGCTGCTGAAACAGCACAAATACCTGTTAATGAATTTGCTTCTGCTATGCTACAAAGTACAGATAAACTTAGATTATTTGGCAGCGGTGCGCCTGGCGGCATTGGACAAATTAGCAATGCATTAGGTCAACTAAGTAGAGATGGCACCTTAGAAACTCTATATAGCTTGGGATTTACAACCGAAGAAGTTGTAGCAGGTATGGCTGATTATGCTGTAGCAGCAGAACGCAGCGGTCGAGCACTAAGTACACCAGAACTAGCAGCAGGAAGTGCTGTATATTTAAAAAATCTACGTGAACTGTCAAGGTTAACTGGTGTAAGTGTAAAAGAACAACAAGCAGAAATTGACGCACAACGAGCAAATCTATTTGTACAAAATCAAATGCTAAATCTTGCTCCAGAACAACGTGCACAAGCTATGGCTTTTGCAAGTGCTATTCCCGAAGCGTTAGTACCAATTAAAGACTTTATTATTAGTGGGCAAAGTTTTAATACTGAGAGTGCATTAATGGTATCTCAAATGCCAACTACTGCAACTGCACTTAGACAAGCATATCAGCAAATTGAATCCGGCAATTTAAGTGCAAGTCAAGCACAAGAACTGTTAAAAACTACATTACAAAATAACAGAACAGCAATTGATGAAGAATTAAAAAATGTAACTAAAACATTCGGTGTTGCTCCAGCCGGTGTTATTGCTGAAGGTGAAAATTTAGGCGCAGCAATTTTAGCTGTAACTAAGTTAATGGGTGCAGCTGAAGCAGAAGTACCAGCAGTAATCGGCGGCGGCGAAGATAGCGAACTAAACAAAGCTTTAGGAAATATGGAAAAAACCATAAACGTAGTACAAAGCGAAATTCAGCAGAGTCTAATTACTATGACTGAAGGATTATCGCCAGTGTTAAACAAATTTGCCGACGGTGTTGATACTATTGTAACTGCTATCGGTGACGGAAAACGAGGTATTGAATCCTTGTTTTCCGGCGAAGAAGTTAGTATTCAAAATATGTTGCAAAAATTAGAAGATTCTCTTACAGCAGCTATTACTAGAGGATTTAACAATGTACTAGGAAATACTGATTTAGGCAAAGCATTTGGATTTAAGGACGACGAAGCACAGATCAAAGAATTACAACGACTTACAACTGTTCTTAACAACAAAGATAATCCTTTATCTGGCTATTATAATCAATATGTCGACTACGATGAAATAAGAAAAAAAATTAAAGAACTTGAAGCGCAAGGTTATAGCTTAGACAAAATAAATTATACGCCAGGGCAAGATACTTCAATTGAACAAACAAAACTCAGTCCCTTAGAAGCCTCACTTGACTCATTCGAAGCGCAAGATTCTGGAATACAAAAAGCGAATCTCCAACCATTGCAAGCCTCACTTGACTCAATCGAAGCGCAAGGTTATGGAATACAAAAAGCGCATCTCCAACCATTGCAAGCCTCACTTGACTCAATTGAAGCGCAAGGTTATGGAATACAAAAAGTAAATCTCCAACCATTGCAAGCCTCACTTGACTCAATTGAAGCGCAAGGTTATGGAATACAAAAAGTAAACAACTTTAATGTAGAACCTAAATCTTCGAACAGCAATTCTGCAATGGCTGCTAATAACACGCAACCTGCAGATCAACAATTTGCTGATCTAAAAGTAAGTTTAGACGAAAGTAAAAGCTTATCTGATCTTGTCCAATTGAATAGAAATATGTTACAATACTTAGAGAACGCAAGCCGTAGATTAGACGAAATGCAGAGTGCAATGTCACAAGCTAATATGATTAATAGAAGTGGTAGGATGATAAGTGCATAAAAGCAACATAAATATCTACTACAAACATTTGGATAAAACAAACAATGTCTTATAAGAAACATTTTAAAACTAACACAAGCGGCACAATGAGCCCAATCAGCGGCGCCAGCAGCGGTAATAAAAATTACAGTGCTGATTTTGGTTATAGAAATTGGGGAAGTAGTTTGCCTGATGTTTATACAGGACATCCTAATAGAATCGAACGCTATAATCAGTACGAAAGCATGGACCAAGATCCAGAAATCAATGGCGCATTAGATACTATTGCAGAATTTGCAACACAAGAAAGTGTTGATACAGGCACAGCGATAACAGTGAAATATCATCAGAGTGAACAAGTAACTGATACCGAAAATGAAATTATCACGTCACAGTTAAAGCAATGGTACAATTTGCAAGAATTTGATAAACGTATTCATAAACTTTTTAGAAATGTTTGCAAATACGGCGACCAAGTCTTTGTTCGTGATCCGGAAACATTTCAATTATTTTGGGCAGATATGCACAAAGTAACTAAAGTAGTTGTTAATGAAAGTCAAGGCAAAAAACCTGAACAATATTTTATTAAAGATTTAGGTCCTAATTTTCAAAATCTTACAGCAACAACACCTACTACTACAGACACTTATCAAGCAGGTCCAAGTGTCGGCGGCACTGGCGGTGATTATAGTATGCCTAATCAAGGGTACACTGGCGGTAATAGATTTAGCACAGATGTTAACGAAGGTGCTTACGATGCAGAACATATTGTACATTTTAGTTTAACAGAGGGTTTAGATACAAATTGGCCTTTTGGTGTTAGTATGCTAGAAACTGTGTTTAAAACATTTAAACAAAAAGAATTATTAGAAGATGCTATTCTAATCTATCGTGTACAACGTGCGCCAGAACGTAGAGTATTTTATATTGATGTTGGCAATATGCCTAGTCATATTGCTATGCAGTTTGTTGAGCGTGTAAAAAATGAAATACATCAAAGACGTATTCCTACACAAAGTGGTGGAGGTACAAGTATGATGGATAGTACATATAATCCTTTGTCAATTAACGAAGATTATTTCTTTCCTCAAACAGCAGAAGGTCGTGGTTCTAAAGTTGAAACACTTCCTGGTGGTGAAAACCTAGGACAAATTGACGATTTAAAATATTTTAACAACAAACTACTGCGTGGTTTGCGTGTTCCTAGTAGTTATTTGCCCAGTGGACCAGAAGATGGATCTCAAAGTTACGGAGATGGTCGTGTAACAACTGCTCTAATACAAGAATTTAGATTTAATCAATACCTTAAGCGTCTGCAAAATTTAATAGCTAGTACGTTAGATAGAGAATTTAAGACATTCTTATCCTGGAGAGGATTTAATATCGACAACAGTATTTTTGAATTAAAACTTTCAGAGCCAATGAACTTTGCAGGATATAGAGAAGTAGAACTAGATAGTAGTCGTATTAATACTTTTACAGCAATTGCTGGAACAGAGTATATGAGTAAACGATTTATGCTTAAAAAGTACTTAGGATTGTCCGATGTTGAAATTATGGACAATGAAAAAATGTGGTTTGAAGAGCAAGGCGAAGCATCGAATTCGACGGATTTTTCAAGTAGTGAACTCAGAAATATTGGTATTAGCTCCGGCGATATTGGAAGTGATCTAGATAATCTAGATGATCTTGAATCTACAGAAAATGCTGATGCTGAGGTTGATGTAGACATTAATTCTGACCCAGGCGAAGAATTGCCAGGAACAGTATAAATAGTATTGGAGATAGCAAAATGAATCTTTATGAATTTTTTAATGTAGATTACAAATCTTATCAAGATAAAGAAGATGACAATAGTCGTTTGGATATTTCTGATACTCGAAAAACAAGACTCACATTACGCCAGATACAAAAACTAAGACTTATGAATGACATTCGAGAAGTTGAACAAAAAAACGAAATTGACAGATTGAATAAAATTTATGGGTCTGCTCAATCTGCTGGATAATAATATTGTTCTTTTTTATAAATTTTTTATAAAAAATTAAAAAAGTAGTATATTTTTCCAACACAACACTAATAAGTATGTTTGGAAACAAAAAATATCTCTAAAAGACGCAAAAAATGCGCCTTTATCTTAGCATTATAAAATTTATGTTAAATACTCTATAGTCCCACAGTGGAATAGGAGTATAAGCCAATGACAAAATTTGAACAACTTGTTGAATTTATTATCAATGAAGACGAGGAAAAGGCTCAGGAACTTTTTCACGAAATCGTAGTTGAAAAGAGCCGTGAAATATACAACGATCTAGTTAACGAAGATATCGATGAAGATCAAACTGATGACTTTGTTTCGGACATTGAAGCAGACGAAGAAGGCATGGACGTTAACGTCGAAGAAGACGATGACGAAGATGACATGGAAGCAGATATGGACGACGAAGATATGGAAGCCGACCATGAAGAAATGGAAGACCGTATTGTTGATTTAGAATCAGCATTAGACGATCTAAAAGCCGAATTTGATGCAATGCAAGACATGGAGCCAGAAGCACCAGAAGCACCAGAAATGGATGCAATGGATGCAGATGACGAAATGGAAGAAGATTTTGCGTTTGAATCAGACGACAGTGAAGCTGACGAAGAAGAAGAAATTGTTCGTGAGTACACAGAAAAAGTTGCAGCACCAGTAGGCGGCAGCGACGACAACGCAAACTCAACTGTTGCAGGTAAAAATGATATGGGCGGAACAGCCGGTAACATTGCACAAGGCGGCGACGAAGCAGGCGGTAAAGTTGCAGCACCAAAAACAAACGATGCTGGCAACAAAAACAAGCCAGGTGCAAAGCAAAACTTAGAAAAAGCTCCAGCACCTAAGAAAGGCGAATAAAAATGGTAACCCTTGTAGAGCAACTAACACCTAGTCAAGCAAACATTATTAAAGAATCAAGCGAAGATGGTAAAAGTCTCTATATGAAGGGTATTTGTATTCAAGGCGGGGTTAAAAACGCTAATCAGCGTGTTTACCCTGTTACTGAAATTCAAAATGCTATTAAAACGGTAAACGAACAAGTCACTGGAGGATACAGTGTCCTAGGGGAAGTCGATCATCCGAGTAACTTGCGAATTAATCTCGATCGTGTTAGCCATATGATCGAAAATATGTGGATGGATGGTCCTAATGGATTTGGTAAACTTAAAATTTTACCAACACCAATGGGCAAACTAGTCGAAACAATGCTTGATAGCGGAGTTAGATTAGGTGTCAGTAGCCGTGGCAGCGGCGAAGTTAACGAAAGTAATGGCGAAGTTAAAAACTTTGAAATTGTTACAGTTGACGTAGTTGCACAACCAAGTGCGCCTGAAGCATACCCTCATGCTATCTATGAAGGGCTAATGAATATGAATGGTGGTCAAGCACTATTCGATTTAGCCGGAGAAGCAAATCAAGACCAAAAAGTCCAAAAATATTTGACTGAGTCTATTAAAAAACTCATCAATGAATTAAAACTGTAACATACAGGAGAAGCAAATGTTTAATGCTATTAAACCATTAATCGATAACGGTTTGTTAAATGAAGAAGCACAAGCGCAAATTGAAGAAGCGTGGAATGCCAAAGTAGAAGAAGTTCGCGAACAAGCGGAAACTGATTTACGATCTGAATTTGCAACACGTTACGAGCATGATAAAGCAAAAATAGTTGAAGCTTTAGATCGTATGGTAACTGAAAGTCTTACAAGTCAAGTTCAAGAAATTGCTGAAGAAAAAACAGCAATTGCTAACGACCGTGCAAGCGCAATGGTTAAAATGAACGAGACAGCAGAACAATTTGATAAGTTCTTAACACATGTGTTAGCAAAAGAACTTAAAGAATTCAAAGAAGATCGCAAAGCAAACAAAGAAGCACTAGCAAAACTAGAGTCGTTTGTTGCTGAAGGTCTAAAAGCAGAACTAGTTGAGTTTAACGAAGATAAGCAAGATCTTATCAATACAAAAGTTAAACTAGTTGCAGAAGCAAACAACAAGTTCAGTGCACTGAAAAAAGATTTCATTACTCGTAGCGGAGATGCTATTAGTAGTGCAGTTAATCACACTTTAAAAGCAGAAATTAGCCAACTTAAAGAAGATATCGCTGATGCACAGAAAAACAACTTCGGACGCAAGTTGTTTGAAGCATTCGCAAGTGAATTTTCTGCAACTCATCTTAATGAGAATGCAGAAATGCGTGCTCTAAAATCACAAATTGAAGACATGCAAAATCTACTAGAATCTACAAAAGCAAAAGCAGAAGAAGCAAAAGCAATTGTAGAATCAAAAGATCAGGAAATTCAAGCAATTAACGAAAGTGTTGCTAGAAGCAATAAAATCAATGAACTAATGGCACCGTTATCAAAAGACAAAGCATCATTAATGATGTCTTTACTAGAAGGTGTCGAAACATCAAAACTTAAATCTCAGTATGACAAATATCTACCGGCTGTTATGACCGGCAAAGATAAAATGTTAACTGAATCAACTAAATCAGCAACTAACGTTATTAGCGAAGTTACTGGAGACAGACAAGCCAAGGCCCAAGAAGGTTCATTAGATGATACAGTCAGTAACATCTATGACATTAAGCGTTTGGCAGGTTTATAAGAGAAAAAAGGAATTAATAAAATGAGTAACAAACTCTTAGAAGAAAGCCGCTGGGGAGAAACCAAAGACGCCCTACTTGAGGGTCTAGATGGTTCAAAGCGCACAACAATGGGTGCAATTCTAGAAAACACTCGCAAAGCACTTAACGAATCTGCATCAGCAGGCGCAACATCAGCAGGTAACGTAGCAACACTTAACCGTGTTATCCTACCAGTTATCCGTCGTGTTATGCCAACAGTTATTGCTAACGAAATCGTTGGTGTTCAGCCAATGCAAGGTCCAGTAAGCCAAATCCACACACTACGTGTACGTTATGCAGATGACTTCACATCAAGTGCAAGTGGCGCACCAGGCACAGACGCATCAGCAGGCGATGAAGCATTGTCACCATTCCGCATTGCACAAGGTTATTCCGGTCGTGCACCAGGTGTAACAAGTACAGACGGCAAAGCCGGTGGTACAAGTGCAATGGAAGGTTCTGCAGGTAACCGTATCAGTGTTCAAATCCTAAAGCAAGCTGTTGAAGCAAAAACACGTAAGCTATCAGCACGTTGGACATTTGAAGCAGCACAAGACGCACAAAGTATGCACGGTCTAGATGTTGAAGCAGAAATCATGGCAGCACTTGCTCAAGAGATTACTGCTGAAATTGATCAAGAGATCCTATACAGTCTACGTGCTCTAGCAGCAACAGAAGAAACATTCAATCAAAACGCAGTAAGTGGCACAGCAACATTTGTTGGCGACGAGCATGCTGCACTAGCAGTTCTAGTTAACCGTGTTGCAAACAAAATTGCACAGCGTACACGCCGTGGCGCAGGTAACTGGGCAGTTGTTTCTCCACAAGCACTAACAATCCTACAGTCTGCAACAACAAGTGCATTTGCACGTTCAACTGAAGGTACATTTGAAGCACCAACAAATACAAAATTCGTTGGTACATTGAATGGCGCAATGCGCATCTATGTTGACTCATATGCAGCAGACGATACAGCAGTACTAGTTGGCTACAAAGGTTCAAGTGAAGCAGACGCAGCCGCGTTCTACTGCCCATACGTACCTCTTATGTCAAGTGGTGTTGTTCTAGACCCAGCAACACTAGAGCCAGTAGTTGGCTTTATGACTCGTTATGGTTATGTAGAACTAACAAACACAGCGTCATCTTTGGGTAACGCTGGTGACTATCTAGGTGAAGTTGCAATTAGTAACGTTTCATTCTCGTAATAGTTATTAACATACTATAGAAAATAGCACCTTCGGGTGCTATTTTTTTGACTTTTTTGAATAAATATATTTACACAAGGAGTGTTTATGGGGAACACCATCCCCGTAGCCCTAGAACGGCAAATTAACAGGAGAAACAAAATGGGTAGACCGATTAACAAAAGATTCCTAGGCGCACCGACTGCGGCAGGTAACGAAATCAAAGTACAATTTAATGATGGCACAGGTTCAATGCCAGGTTACATCGTTAAGCAAAAAGCATCAAAGCGTTTTGAATGTTCAAACGCTGGCGGCACAAAAACTGATATTTGTTTACTAGTAGACAAAGCAAGTGCTTCTTTGCTAGCAGGCGAAATGTCAATTACTGTTGACGACAATGGTACTCCACGCCGTGTTACAAAAATTGCAAGTCGTGTTGTTGTTATGAACAACGGCGTACGCCAAGCATGGGACTTTACAGGTACTGGCGCTGTAGTTGAAATGGAAGAAGCAGGCACAGGCGTTGGCGCAGGTGTTGATGTAACACTTGGTACAGATGATGACGTACTAACAGGCGCAGATGATCTCGAAGGCGATGATTAATCAATATAAAAATTGATTTTTTTAAAGTTACAGCATATAATAAGTATGCTGTAACTTTTCTTATTTTATAGTAAAAAACAGTTTCTTTCAAAGGTAAATACAGTATCATGGCAGAAGTAAAAAAGATAAACGACCAATATACAATTAGTGCTCCGACAATTATTATTGACGGTAACTTAACAGTCAGTGGCTCAACAACTAGTGTTGAAACTACAAATTCGGTTATTTCTGATAACTCACTCGTTCTTAACAAAGGCGAAACAGCAGCTGGTGTAACAGCAGGCACAGCAGGTATTGAAATCGACCGTGGTACAGAAGACTCAGCTACACTACAGTGGAATGAGACAGACCCTGCTTGGGAATATAAAATAGGATCTAGTTTTAGCATTACCAGAGGATTGGACCCGGTTGATCCAAATGATTATGCAACTAGAAATTATGTCGATAACAGTGCTGGCGGCGCAGCAGGTACTGTAGCAGGTAGTAATACAGAAATTCAGTTCAACGATAACGGATCGTTTGGAGCAAGTTCAAATTTAACTTGGGACGGATCTACAGTTAATGTTACTGGAAATATTACATCAACCTCAGTTATTAGCAGTGTTGACGTTGAAGCAACAGGTATTTTAGCATTAAGTGATCTTGGGTCTCCGCCTCCTGGTGCAACAGCAGGAAAAACTAAATTGTATGCAGGTACGCCAGATGCGGGCGGTACAGGTTTGTTTTTCCAAAATACCACAGACAATGATGAACTTGTAAGCAAACGCAAAGCAATTGTCTATGGTATAATTTTTTAAAGGATATTTGA